GGCGGTGTACTCGCGGCCGTCCGGGTGGACGACCACGACGGGCTTGAACTCGGTCACGGGCTTTCCTCTCAGGCGCTGACGAAGCCGCTGTCAGTGGCACCGAGGTGCGCCTTCCAACCCGGGCCGCCCCAGAAGTGCCGTACCGAGTAGCCGGTCACCGGATCGGTGAAGGCGGTGACGGTGATCCCGTAGGTCAGCGCCTCGTCGTCCTTCCATGCCTGCTCGGCCACCTCGGTGACCGTCACGCGCGGCAGCGACCGGGCGAAGTACACCGCGTCGGTGCCCTGTCCGTCGGCGGCGATGGCGAACAGTCGGTAGTAGGTGGTGGTCGGCTGGTTGGCCTGGTTGAACGCGACCTCCCCCGTGGTGGCGTCGCCGCTCACCGCGGTCAGCGAGACGTTGAAGGCCAACTCCATGTTGATCTTCTTGGACTCCTGGGCGGTGAAGGTCAGCCCGGTGATGTCGGAGACGATGTCCCGGCGCGACGGCTCGACCTGGCCCACCGAGGTGACGTCGGAGTTGTTGATGTCGCGGGTCCAGGAGGCCCCGGCGTCCTTGTCGAGCAGGCCGACGTCGATGTAGCCCGCCGGGAGCGCCTCGGGAAGGCTGGACGCCCCCGTGGTCAGGGTGCTCGGCAGGGTGGTCGCGTACGGGGCCATGAAGATCGCGAACGACAGCGGCTTACGAACCAGCGCCGCGTTCCGGTCGATCATGGCGGCGAACGTGGTGGCAGCCATGGTTCCTCCTTATGAGGTTCGGGGTCGGCGCAGGCCGAGTCGGTACGTCGCTGTCACGACGCGAAGTGCGGTGTTCGGGTCGGGGATCTGCTGAGCGGGCGTGATCGTGGCCGCGGAGTCGACGAGGGCTCCCCCCGGCTCTTCGTTGACCGAGGCCAAGATGAGCTGACGGCAGTCCTCGGCCATCTCCCAGGCATCCGATCGAGACGCCCCGTAGCAGGTCACGACCACCACCGGATAGTCGGTGAGGCCGTCGTCCTCGCCCCCGATCCGCTGCACCTGCACCAGCGGGGGGGTGAAGTTCGCCGGGGTGGACGTCACGGTGGAGGCCACCGAATCGAGCAGATCCAGGACAGCCGCCTCGACGTCCGGGAACCCCGTGAGCAGAGCGGTCACCCGCGCCTCCCCTCGGCCTGGGCAGCGTTGAGCAGGACATGACGAGCCGGGCTCTTCGTGTTGCCGAACTCGATGGCGGCCGAGTACGGCGCCTCGGCCTTCACCACGGCGCCACGACGGGGCCGCTTGACCCCGACCCGCTCGGCCGAGACCGAGATCTGCGAGGCGTACTCGCCGGAGTCCCTGGGCGCGATGCCCCGAGCGATCGCCGCGATCTTCTCCGCCTCGGCCACCGCTGCCGCAGTGATCCGAGGGTCGTCGAGGATGCGGCCGAAGTCCCGGTTGTTGACGTTGACGTTGACGTCCACCGTGGCCTCCTCAGCCCGCGACGCGCTGGAGCGCGACCGCCATCCCCGGCGTGCTGCCGGTCTTCGGGTTCAGCCACTGGCCGGGCTCGCCGACCACCTCGTAGATCAGCCCACCAGGGATCTGGATCTTGTCGGTGGCGGTGATGTCGGACCCGTAGGGCGCGTAGAGCGTCAGCCCCACGATCACGGTGTCGCCCCGGCCCTGGATGTCCTCGTTGGAGGTCCGTGGGGCCAGGGCGCACCCCGCGACGGTGTGCGTGGTCCCCGAGCCGGACGGGTCACCGAACTGGTCGACGCCACCAGGGCGTAGGACCGTGACGGTGGCCCCGAAGGGGAACAGGGCCATCACTGCCACCCGAAGAGGTTGTCGTAGACCGAGAACGGAACCGTCGTGGGCATCTCCGGAGTCGGGTCGATCGTGAACGCCCCCGACACCCCGAGCTGCCGCCACTCCTCGTCCAAGATGGTCAAGAAGCCCGCGGCAGCCCGGGTGTCAATGGTGTAGCTGAACGGCCCGGTCTGTTCGCTGCGGTAGCCCCCGGGGTTGCGCAGGACCCGGACCACCGCGGCGGCTTCCACCGCGACGGCCCGCGCCCGCAACTCCAGGTCACCGCTTGCCGCTGTCCTCAGATCCGGCTTCCGGCTGATCAGCAGCCCCTCGGCGTCGCCGAGGAGCGTTGCGACGAGGACTGGTTCGTCCTCCGCCAGCGTCCGGCCCAGCCGGTTCTCCACGTCGAACAGGGTCGCCAGAGCCATCGGGCACCTCCTCGTAGCCGGGCCCGAACACGCCGATCGGGAAGCCGTCGTCGACCGTGACCACAGTCCCGGCGGACAGGCGATAGGTGGGCATCAGGCGGCCCTCGATCAGTTCGTCTTGGTCAGCTCGACGAAGGCGTCCACGTCGTTGATCAGGAGCCCGTACTCCGTCTCCGCCCGGATCGCGACCAGGTTGTACTCCCAGAGCGAAACGAGGGAGCCGTTGATGGTCACCGAGGCCTCGGTGGACACGTCGTAGGTGATGCCGCCGATCTGGCCCCAGACGACCTGGTTCCAGTCACCCATGAAGCCCATGTTGTAGGCGACGCCGGTGGCGGCGGTGTACTTGCCGACGGTGTCGGACATGGTCGCCGGGCGGCCCAGGAGGCGCCCACCGCGAGCCGCCGGGGCGGTCTCGTCGTAGGGGTTCTCGATGTAGAGCGGGCGGCCGGTGGTGTCGACCGAGCCGAGCAGGTCGGGCTCCAGCTTGCTGTCCAGCGCGAAGCCGGTCAGCTTCTTGCCCGCGTTGACCAGCAGCCGCAGACCGGCGTTGAGGTCGCCGTGCAGGCCGCCGCCAGAGGCCGCGGTGGTGCCCAGCGCGACGGTCTTGGTGGTGCCGGAGATGCCCGAGGCCGCGGAGAACGGGGTCGAGGTGCCGTGCAGCGCCGCGGCGTCGAACGCGACCGCGAAGGCCTCGCCGATCTGCGGACGAAGCACGTCCATGTAGTTGCCGGGGTTGGCCCGCACGACCTCGGCGGAGACCACGGCGATAGCCGCGATCTTCTTCGGAGTCATGGTCTTGAGGGTCATCGCGGCCGAGCTGGCGGGCTTCTGCGCACCTTCCGCGACCCATGCGGCCGCGATGTTGCCGGTCACGACCGGAACCTCGGTGCCCGCCAGGCCGAGCGGGATCTTGCGGGCGAGCCGCTGAACGACGGACGACTTGTAGGCGGTGGCGAAGATCGGTCCGGCCTGCTCTGCGTGGAGGAAGCCGGAGAAATCCGAGGTCTTGGTGGCAGCGGTGATGGCCACGGTGTGCTCCTAACGAGCGAGGGGCACCCGTTACCGGATGCCGAGCTTGGTCTTGAGCGAGTCCAGAAGTGGATCGCCATTCAGGGCCAGCGCGTCCGATCCCTGCGAGGGGTCGGCGCGGCGTACGGGCTTGCTCGGGGCCTGCTTCTCCCCGAACAGCTCGGCCAGACGCTGGGCGTCGGCTTCGAGCGCCTCCTCGTCGTCGCCCACGAGGCGATCGACGAGTTCATCGGGCAGCCCGGCACGCCGCGCCACGGTGGTGCGGAGCAGGAGCTTCTCGGCGGTTTCCGCACGCTTGGTCGCCTCAGCGAGCTGGGCGGTGAAGCGCTCGGAGTCGCTGAGCTTGGCCTGCTCGGCCGCCTGCGCCTGCTGCTCGAAGACCTCCAGGGCCTTCACACGCTTGCGCAGGGCCGCAGCCTCCGCGTTGGTCTTCTTGATCTTCTCGCGGGCTCGGGCCTCGTCGAACACCTCGGCGGTCTGCTCACCCTCGTTCTCGGTGATCTCGACCGTCTCGGTGGTTGTCGTGGCCTCGGACTCGGACATGCTGTCGCCCTCCTAGGGGCTCGTTGCGGAACGTGGCCCACCGTGGGGCCGTGAAAATGGGTCCGCCCCGCCGGTCGCCGAGAGCGACGGGGCGGAGTTCGGGGGTCAGGCAGCGGCGGGGAGCGCGCTGTCGACGTCGCCAGCCGTGACGGCCCGGCGGAAGGCGTTGAGCTTGTCGCCCTCACCCTTTGTGGATGAGGCGTAGAGGTCCTGGGCGGCCAGGTACTGCTCGCGGCCATGCCAGTTGCGACCGATCACCGGGACCGCGTAGCAGTCGCACTTGGGGTGGGACTCGAAGACCGCGGTGTCGCGGGTGTAGACCGGGCCTCGGCTCACCAGGAGCAGGCAGAAGGCGCAGGTCGTGCCGCCGCGGGCCACCCGGGCCCACCGGCCGTTCACCGGGTCGGCGGCCTGCACCGACGCGATCATGCCCTCGCGGCCCGCCTGCTCGGTGTGCCGGACGATGGCCGCCGCGGTGGTGGCGACGGCCTGCCCGGAGCGCACCGGGTCGTCGATGCCGACGAGGTAGCGGCTCATGGTCTTGACCAGGAACTCCGGCCGGTACTCCGGCACCGGAACCTCCGGGGCCGCCGGGTTCAGCGTGAGGATGACCTGGCGGGCCAGCGCGAACGAACGCGCCCGCGACGCCACGATGGCCGGGAAGATGGCCACCGCGAGAGCGGTGATGACCGCGTCGGTGATCGCCCTACCCCGCAGCGCCGCCAGGACCAGCAGCAGCAATCGCAGCAGCGTCTGGGACTCCTGGTCCTGGGCTGCCCGGTAGTCCTGGAGTTCCATTGGTGACCCCCACGGAGCGCATCAGCTTGTCGAAGGGGTCGTCGGACATGATCGAGGCGTACTGGCGCTGCTGCTCGGCGGTGTAGCCGAGCGCGTCCCAGGCCGCTTCCTTCGGGATCAGGCCCGCGGCGAACAGCTTGGTGACCGCGTCGGCCTTGGCCGCGAAGGTGGGCGTCGAGGGGTCGCGCCAGACCGTCTCCAGCCGGGCCGCCGTGTCGACGCCGTCGATGAGCTGGATGCCCAGCCGCATCGCGGTC